ACGGAATGAATATCCGCGTAACCGTCCAGCGCGGCGACGCGCTGACCGCTTGCTGGGTATCGGGGATCGGGGGGAATTTTGAATGAGCGTAATTCACAAGAAGAGCAACGGCGGAGCTTCCACCGAAATTGAAAAAGAGGTTCGGGAAGTCAAAGCGGCGGGAGAGCAAACCGCCGCTTTGCTTGCCCTATCCTTCAAAGCGCAGATCGTGCAGGATCGCGCCGCCGGAACGAACGTCATTTCCGACGCGGCGATCCTGCAATCGGCGGAAGTGATCGAATACGACGAATACGCCGACAATCACGCTTACAACACCGTCGGCGAAATCATCAAGCACAACGGGCGGTATTACGAGATCAAAGCGGCGCACACGTCGAACGCGGCGGCTTATCCCGTTGAAACCACCTTCGCGTACTATCGCTTGATCGAGCTTTCCGCGACCGGAACGCTTGACGATCCGATCCCGTATCCGGAAACGGCGGGGATCGTCGTTAATGTCGTTTCCGGCTTGTATTACAGCTACAAAGGCGCGGTATACCTTGCAAAAGCAGATATGCCGAATTGCGTTTATCCGCCGGACACGGCGGGCTTGTGGCAATGGGAAAAAGTAACCTAACGGGAAGGAGGATCAACGATGGACACTTTCACAACGGTTCTTTCCGTCTTTTCTACCGTATGCGCTATCGTGTTCGGCTATATCGCTTTTGTTCGTAACAGGGACAAGGACAAGGAAAGCAATGTGAAGCACGACGCGACCGTTTTAACCGAGATCGGATACATCAAGGCGAACACGGACGAAATCAAGGCGGAGCAGAAGGAACAGCGAAAGACGAATACGGAGTTCGTAACGCGCTTGACCGACGTTGAAGCGTCGGCGAAACAGGCACACAAGCGGCTTGACCACATCGAAAAACGAATGGATCAAGCAGAGTAACACCAGCGACGGCGGGGGCTTCCCCGCCGCTTCTTCATTGCAAAGGAGGGTTCAGCAATGAGCAATAGCAAACTTATTTCGTGTACGCTGATTTCACCGAACAAGAACAGCCCACGAAATCACAAGATCGACACGATCACAATTCATTGCGTCGTCGGGCAATGTTCCGCCGAGAGGATCGGCGAAATCTTCAAGCCGACTTCGCGACAGGCAAGTTCAAACTACGGGATCGGCTACGACGGGCGGATCGGGCTTTACGTCGATGAAGCCGATCGTTCGTGGTGCAGTTCTTCGGCGGCGAACGATAACCGCGCAATCACGATCGAGGTTGCAAGCGACACAAAGCACCCATACGCCGTGAATGATAAAGCGTACGCGGCGCTTCTTGATCTTGTCGAAGATATTTGCCGCCGGAACGGGATCAAAAAGCTGGTATGGAGTACAAGCAAGGACGACCGCGTAAACCACAAGAACGGGTGCAATATGACCGTTCACAGGGATTACGCGAACAAGGCTTGCCCCGGCGATTATCTGTATAACCGACACGGCGAGATCGCGGCGGAGGTAAACAGGCGGCTGGGCGTTCCGGCAGAGGATCAGAAGCCGGAGCAGAAGCCACAGGGCGACGCGAAGAACCTTTACCGCGTACAGCTTGGAGCGTTTGAGAAGAAGGACAACGCAACAGCGTTCGCGGCGAAGCTGAAAAAGGAAGGCTTCGATACGTACATCGTGCAGATCGGCAAGTATTACAAGGTTCAAGTGGGCGCGTTCAGCGTCAAGAAGAACGCGGAAGCTATGCTGGAGAAGTTGAAGAAGGCGGGACACGACGACGCTTTCATTACCTATTCCGGCACGTCCGGCGGGACATCGGCGCGGAAGATCACAACGGGAAGCAAAGTGCGCGTGAAAGCGGGCGCGAAAACCTATTCCGGCGGAAGCCTTGCTTCCTTCGTCTATTCCCGCGATCACATCGTCAAAGAGCTTTCCGGAAAGCGCGCCGTGATTACCTACGGCGGAACGGTTGTCGCGGCGGTGAACGTCGATGATCTAACGCTTGTTTAACACACGCACAACGCACGGTATGCGTTACACAACGCGCGCCGTGCGTTAATTGCGCTATGAAAGGGGACGCAATGAAAAACAAACCTTCGAGCGGGAAGCGGGTGGCGAAGCGCCGCTTCTTCAAGGCTGACGAACGCTTCGCAACGAAAGCCGTTATTGTGATCGCAATTACAACGGCGGCTTTCGTCGTCGCGCAGTACGTTTCATTCCTTATCACGCGGCAGGAACAAACCGTTCTGATCGAATGGTATTTCCGCGCCGTCGTGATCGAATGCGGCGCAATGATGATGAAGCGTCTTGCCGAAGTAATCGTCGGCAGGATCAAGAAAAAAGAAAAAATCGACATAACAGAAAGCGAGGATACAAACAATGACTATTGATCTTACCAGCATCGCAAACGCCGTGATCGCTCTTATCGCGGCAATTATTACCGCCTTCGTGATCCCGTGGATCAGAAGCAAGACGACCGCCGCACAGTTTGAGAAAATCAAAATGTGGGTAACGGTTGCCGTCGAAGCCGCCGAACAGCTTTACACCGGAAGCGGCAGGGGCGCAGAGAAGAAAGCATACGTTGTTGAATTTCTGAATAGCAAGGGCTTCAAGATCGACGCGGAAACGCTGGATAAACTGATCGAAGCCGCCGTATTTAATCTTCCGGACTACTTCACTATTTCCGGCATTCCGGCGGATACCGACAGCAACAAAGAGTAATTGACCGCGCGGCGGATCGCGCTTCCCCTTTCAGCCTTCCGCCGCATAAAGAACAATCCCCCGTGCGGGCTTTCGAGCCTTGCACGGGGGATTTTTTTGTTTGGTTCATTCCTTCGGCGGTTCGACCGACGCTTCCGACGGCGCGGCGGTTTTTCCTTTAATGAGTTGATACAGCTTCTTACAGCCGACCGCAATTCCCTTGAATAGATAGTAATAAATCTTGTAAAACGCCCACAAGAAGAAGTACAGACACCAGCCCGCGCCGATAATCATATACCACATCAAATAGAACATTCCGGCGAAGAGCATAGCGAAGCACCACAACGGCGCGTTTCGCTTATTCACACGCACACCGAAGCCCAGCCGGAAACCGGACATCTTCTTCAATGTCTTTGTAAAGCTGACGAACATTAGAGCAAATCCCCCTTCTTAAATGTAAATTTTCAAGGCAGAATTCGCCCATTCTGACCTTATGAAGAGGGATCGCGGCGGAAATGAAGATATACGATTACAACGGCAAAAAGAACATTTGCGGCGACCGATTGCGCGAAGCGCGCGTCGTCCGGCGGCTACGGCAAGAGGATTTAGCCGCACAAATACAGTTGAAAGGGATCAACATGGAGCGGGACAGCATAAGCCGAATTGAAATCGGTACGCGCTTCGTATCCGACTTTGAATTGAAGATATTTGCGGAAGTGCTGGGCGTTTCGGCGCAATGGCTTTTAGGCATAGACGAATGACGGCGGCGGGGTGATCCCGTCGCCGCTTATTTTTTTCTGCTTTTTTCGCAAAAGCTATTGACATATACGCACGTATATAGTATAATAATAGACAGAAAGGAGGTTAAGACGTTGAGCAAGAAAAAGCAAAAGAAAAGCGGCAATAAGAAAGACCAGCCAGCAAGCACAATCAATCTTATTACCGCGATCGTAAACCTTGTAATTGCAATTCTTCTTCTGATAGAAAAGCTGACAAGGTAACGGGCAGGGGGAGAAATCCCCCTTGCCTTGATAAGTATAACACAAAAAACGCTTAACGTCAATGGAGCATGGATACAGCGATTTATATTCTTGTGGCGATTAGCATTGCTTTGTCGATCGTTGCTATCGTCTTATCCTTGAAGCGGAGGAAGTAACAAAATGAACGAAAAGGACTATTCAGCGCAAAAGAAACACATTCGGACGCATTACGCCCGCTTCCCGCTTGATCTTCGTCCGGAAGTGCTGGAGGAATTCAAAAAGGCTTGCGCGGACAACGGGACAACGCCGACAACGGAAATCAAGAAGTTTATTGCGGCGTATTGCGAAGCGGCGCGGAATAAGTAACTATCGGCAGGGGCGGCAGAAATGCCGCCCTTTTGTCATATTCGGAAGCTGGAGGAAGGAAGAATGCACAAACACTTAACATGGACAGACCGCCTAAAAATCGAAAAAGGCTTGAAAGAGGGCTTGAAGCCTTGCGCGATTGCTGACCGTCTGCACGTCCACAATACAACGATATACAGGGAGTTGAAGCGCGGACGCTATACGCATTTGAATTCCGACTTGACGACCGAAGAACGCTATTCGCCGGAGATCGCGCAACAGCGCTATGAAGAGAACCTAAAAGCCAAAGGCGGCGAATTGAAGATCGGCAACGATTACGAATTATCCGCCTTCATCGAAAAGAAGATCGGCGAAGAAGGCTATTCCCCCGCCGCCGTCGTCGGAGAAATCAGACGGCTGGGGCTGACCTTCAAAACGGAGATCAGCGAAAAGACGATCTATAATTACATCGACAAAGGCATATTCTACGGGATCAGCCGCGAGAGCTTGCCGGAACGCGGAGAGCGAAAGCGGAAGTATGACAAGGTGGAGAGGAAGAAAGCCGCCCGCGCGCCGCAAGGCGAAAGCATAGAAGAACGCCCGCAGGAAATCAACGATCGGCAGACCTTCGGACATTGGGAAGGCGATTGCGTATGCGGGAAGAAGCGGACGAAGGAAACCTTGTTCGTTCTTTCGGAGCGCTTGACGCGGAACGAAATTATTATCAAAATGCCGGATCAGACCGCCGCCAGCGTCGTGGCGGCGCTGAACAAATTAGAACGCCGCTTCGGGAAGAAGTTTTCACAGATATTCAAAAGCATTACGTTTGACAACGGATCGGAATTTATGGATTGCGCCGGAATTGAAAAATCCATCTACGGAAAAGACCGGAAGCGCACGAAGGTTTACTATTGCCACCCGTACAGCGCATACGAACGCGGCACGAACGAGAACATAAACAAAATGATACGGCGGTTCTTGCCGAAAGGAACAGACTTCCGGAAAGTAACCGCCGCATATATTCAGCGCGTCGAAACGTGGATCAACAATTACCCGCGCGAGATTTTAGGCTTTGAAACGTCCGGATCGCTCTTTGAAAGATACGTCGCCGAAGCCGCTTGAAGCCTGCTGAAAAAATATTTTAGTTTTTTCTGCTTTTACTCTTGACTTTTGCGAATGTTGAGAGTATCATTAAATGCAGAAGAAACCGTTACGGTTTTTCCTGCATTATTTTTTTATCCGAAGGCAGGCGGAAGGAGGTTAAAACATTGAACGGATACAGTTATTTGACGCTGGAACAGCGCCGCGAGATCGAAAGAATGTATGCAGAGGGTGAACGCGTTGTTGACATTGCCGCCCGTCTGAAAAGGAGCGCCGCCGCTATCTACGAAGAGTTGAAGCGCGGCTATACGGGAGAGTTTGACGGCTACGCCCGCCCGAAGTACAGCGCCGATCTTGCACAAGCGACGGTGCAAGAGAATTTCCGACGCAGAGGAAACCGACGCGGCGCGAATTGCTGAAATACGAAAGGAGCTATTCAATATGAAAATGAAGAGGATCGCAAACAACGTGGCGCTTCAAACGATCGGCTACGTAATTAGCGGATTTACGAACGTGTATATCTACGTTCGGGAATGCGGCTATCAGAAGCGGGACATTTACAGGGGCTTGTATAAGCACTTCGCGCACGACGAAATGAACAAATACGCATATTGCAAGATCACGGAGCTTCGCGCCGATGAAAACGTGCTTTACATCGGCATTGAAGAGTAACGCGGGAAAGGAGCTATTCGGAATGAGTACAACACGATACAAAATCCGTTTATGGGAATACGACGGCGAAGCGTCCGTCGCAAACGCCGTTACCTTCGACAGCTTCGACGAAGCGCAAGCGCGGTTCAATGATCTTCGAGTTTCGGAGGAAATGCCGTGCGTTGAGTTCATCAAAGAGCGGATCGCGAACGGGTGCATTATCGGCGACGAAGTTTTGAACGTTCGGCAGTTCGCTTCGGTATTTGACGCTATCACGAAGGACAAGCCCACGCTGGCGGGCTTCCTTCGTTCCCTTCCGGTCATAGAAGCACCGTGGGACGCGGCTTTTCAGAAGCGTTATTGCTCTTCCTGCACGGCGGAGAATTGCGACGCTTGCGCGAATGAACAGTTCCGGAACAATCCGGAATGGTGGCTTTCCCTTCCGGCGGCGGAGGTGGAACAATGACGGCGGATCGGGCGCGCGGGGCGCTTGCCGTCCTGCAAGACGCGGACGGGAAGTTTATTTGCGAAGTGCCTTGCGGTTACATAGTCGAGCAGACAGCCAGCACACACAAGCCCCGGCGGATACAGGCACAACGACGGCGGCGGGCAATGCTTCGCCGTCGCGTCGCCCTTACGGTTGCATTGCTGACCGTTGCCGCCCTTCTTGCGGCGCTTATGCCGTGGAGTGGGAGCGGAGCGACGGACAAGCCGAAGGATACGACCGCCGGAACGCTTGAAGAGGTACACCAGCCGACCGCCGTTCTTCTTCCTTCGAGCGGGACGGTGGCGGAATATGTGCCGAACGCGGCGGAGGTTGAAGCCCTTGCAAAGCTGATCTACGGCGAAGCGGGGATCGTTCCTTCTACGACGGAGCAAGCGGCGGTTGTATGGTGCGTTCTGAACCGCGTTGACGATCCGCGCTTCCCCGACACGGTGCTGGAGGTTATCGAAGCGCCCTATCAGTTCAGCGGCTACGATCCCGAATATCCCGTGAAAGAGGAATTCGCCCTTCTTGCGGCGGACGTGCTGACACGATACCGCGCGGAGCGGGACGGCGAAGAAAACGTCGGGCGGGTGCTTCCGGCGGAATACTGCTTCTTCACGGGCGACGGGCGGCGCAATCACTTCACAATGGAATGGAAAAGTACGGATTGCTTCGGCTGGACGCTTGAAAGCCCGTACACAGATTAAGGGAGGGACACACAATGAAGGACAACAAAAGCGGCTGGCAGTTCCCGAAGGCGCTTGAAATTATCAAGTGCAAGGAAGGCAACAAAGAGTTTATGAAGGAGCGTCCGGCGCGCCGCCCGTTCGGAAACACCGTGCTTATTTGCGAATATCCGATCGACGACACGGCGGCGGAAGAGCCGAACGCGAAGTTGATTACATGGCGGCTTGCGAAGCGCGCCGCGCGGGACTTCTTGCGCGTTTCCTTTATGCCTTCGGCTATCGTATCGGCGGCGACGCATGGCGGGAAAACCGCCGTCCGCGTCTACGGTAAATATTAAATCACACGAAAGGAGCTATTCAATTATGTTCAGCAAGAAAAAGACAGAATGCCGCGTTTGCGGCTATCGCTTCACACCGGAGCGGGAAAACATCTACACGGCGGAAGAACCGCGTTCTATGGCGGATATGCTGACGAAAGCGCCGACGCGCTTTTCGGCGGTTGATTGTCCGGTTTGCGGTTGTCAAATCGCGCTGGCGATCCGCGCGCCGCGCATTGACTTTCCGGCTATTGTAGAACGGCACGACGCGGACGCAGAGGAAACGGAGGGCGGCGAAGATGAAGATTAAAAGTATCGCCGCTATATGCAAAAAGAACAAGAATATTGCGATCTTCGAGCGGTACAGCGACGACGGCGACATATTAACGCAGTACATCGGCGACGGATCGGCGGTTTATCCGGTTGTCGGGCTTCCCCAGCTTGACAAAGAAAGCCTTTTGACGATCTTCGACGTTCCGGAGAAAGACCGCGACAATTACTTCGTGAAAACGCTGGGCGTTCCGGCGGGTATCAGTTTCGAGGACACAGACGAAACGGAAAGACACGTCGAGCGGGAAGGAATTTCGATCATCTATTCCGGACGAACCTTGAAGCCGATCCGCACAACGCGCGGGCTGGTATTCATCGAAAGCCGCTATCTTTCGCCCGTTGCTGACGTGCTGGACGTGCTGGAGCTTTACGAACGCCGCACGGCGGAGGGAACGCCCTACATCGTCGCGAAGGCGGGCTTCCTGCTTCAAGCGGTGATTATGCCGTATGACGTTATCAATCAGCAGTTCGTGGAGAGCTTGCAGGACTTAACGCGGGAATGCGAATTTTCCCTTTCCGAAAAGGAACGCAGGGAGCGCGAAGCCCGCGACCGCTTCACATTCACAGAACCGGAACAATGTTCCTTGAACGTCGATCCGGACACGGGCGAGGTTGTCGAGGAAAGCGAGGTGGCGGACAATGCCTAAAATGACGGTACGCGTTATTCTGAAAAGCGGCGTTGAATTTTCCATCAAGTGCGACAAATTCACGCTTACGCGAAACGGCTTTCAACAGGTAACGGGCTACAACATCGAAGGGATCACGGAGAACAAGCCCGTTTATTTGGACTTCGAGCAGGTGGCGGCGGTTGTTCGCGTATTCGCCGACGAAAAGCCGGAAACGGACGACACGCCGGAGGAAAAGCGGCTTTTCACGGAAACACCTATGCAATGCCCATTTTGCGAAGGTGAAAACAGTAATGCGCGGGTATATGAGGACAAACAGAACAAGGAATATTTCGTATATTGCCCGAAGTGCGGCATTGAAACGAAGGACACCTTCACCAGCAAGGCGAAGGAGGTAAAAGCCTTCACAGAGGGCAAAACGAAAAAGGTTACAGGAAGCGAGGTGGCGGACGAATGAACGCGGCGCTTCTATCCTCTAAAAATATGTGCTGGTGTACGCCGCAAGACTTCTTCGACAAGCTGAACGCCGAATTCGGCTTCGTGCTTGATCCGGCGGCGACCGACAAGACGGCGAAATGCTCTTTGTATTACACGCCGGAAACGGACGGGCTTTCACAAAGCTGGGATCGCGGCGGCGCGGTATTCTGCAATCCGCCTTACGGACGCGAGATCGGCAAGTGGGTTCAAAAGGCTTTCGAGGAAGCGCGGGGGGGTATCCGATTGTTTTACTTATCCCAGCGCGGACAGACACAGCATATTTTCACGATTACATTTACGGGAAAGCGGAAATCCGCTTCGTGCGCGGGCGGCTACGGTTCACGGACGACGACGGGAACGCCGCCGATCCCGCGCCCTTCCCTTCAATGGTAGTTATCTATAACGGGGAGCGGGTGAAGGAATGAGCGACAAAAAGAAATGTCCGTTTTGCGAAGCGATCGCGCTTCAACGGTTCATTGAAGAACACCATAGCAAGCCCGCAGGGTTCGGAATGGCTTTATCCGCCGCGCTTGTTTCCTACGCAGTAGTAAACGGGCGCAAATGCGGACGGACAACGGATTACATGAAGGACGGCAAGGGATACCCGCTCAATTATTGCCCGTCGTGCGGAAAGCGGGTGAAAAATGAGTAACAGACAGGAAAAGCCGCCCTTGAAGTGCTTGCTGGGCATTGATCCGGAGAAGGCGCAGAAATGCAAGCCTTCGGAATGCGCTTCTTGCGGCTGGGAAGCGGCAGAAGCCGCACGGCGGCGAGAGTACGTGAAGGAACACGGCTTGACGCTATGCGCCGACGGCTTCCGGCGGCTGATTATTAGGAAGGAGAAAGACATGGCAACACCTTATAAGGAATGCCCGCATTGCGGCGCGCATCTTGACAGCGGCGAAAAGTGCGAATGCCGCGCCGAGGAAATCGAAACGGTGCATTCGCAGAAATGCGCTTGCGGGCTTACGGAACAGGACGTTGAAAGCGGCTGGGAATGCCCGCTTGATAATCCGAACGAAACCGTCGAACGTTGCGAAGATTGCGCTTTTGCAAAAGAAACCGATTGAAAGAGAGGGTAAAGACAATGACAATTAACGAGTTTGCGGCAGAGGTTCACAAGAACGCCGTTGAACACGGCTGGTGGGAAGGCGAAAGAACGTTTCCGGAGATCGTGGCGCTTATTCATTCGGAGGTATCCGAAGCGCTGGAGGAATACCGCGATGGGAAACCGCTTCTTTATTTCCCCTGCAACGCTGGCGGCGTTTGTTGCGAAGAGGACGGAAGCGCGCATTGCGGAAGCCGCCCTTACGATCCGGAAAATCCGAACGCCCGTTGTTCCGCGCAGAGCAAAAAGCCCGAAGGGATCGCGGCGGAGCTTGCCGACGTGATTATTCGCGTTCTTGATTATTGCGCGTATGCCGGAATTGACATTGAAAACGTGCTGGAGGTAAAGCACGAATACAACAAAAGCCGCCCGTATCGACACGGCGGCAAGAAGTGTTAATCATGGCGGAGCGGGTGAACCACCCGCCGCATTACAACGCGGGCGGGATTGAGTGTATCGACGCGCTGGAAGCCGCAACAAGCGGGCTTCAAGGTATCGAAGCCTTTTGCACAGCGAACGCGATCAAGTATTTGTGGCGCTGGAAGCTGAAAAACGGTGAAGAGGACTTGCAAAAGGCGGTTTGGTATATCAACAGACTTATTCAACGAGCGGGCGCAGACAGCGCCGCAGGAAAGGAGCTATTCAATATGAAAGAGAACAAACACGGCTTCGAGCCGAAACAGGAATTCACAATGGGCGGGATCGCTTGGACGGTCATTCAGACGGGCGCGGATTGGGTGAAGTGCATTACTTCCGATTGCGTCGAGGAACGCGCCTTCGATGAAGGGAACAAGAACGACTTTGCCGCTTCTTCCCTTCGCGCCTATCTGAACGGCGAATTCTTGCGCCGTCTGATTAAGGCGGGCGCGCCGGAAGAAATGTTCGAGTATTTCAACATCGACTTGACCGCCGACGACGGCTTGAAGAATTACGGCGGCGATCGCGTCCGGATCGGGCTTATCACTTGCGAGGAATACCGCCTTTTGCGCGGCAACATTCCGGCGCTTCCGGATCGTTGGTGGTGGACGGCTACACCGGACAGCCCGATAAATCCTTTCGTCCGCGACGTCTATTCGGACGGCTCTTTGTACAACAACAACGCGTACTACGGCTACGATGGCGTTCGCCCGCTTTGCAATCTCAAATCTGAAATCTTGGTATCGTACTTAAACGGCGAGAACGCAGAGGAACAGAAGAAGCGCGCCGAAGCCGTCGATATGATGAAGCATATTGCCGCCGCGTGGGACATCGACGCGGAA